GAATTGCCGGAAGGTAAATTTGTTAAGTTAGATCCATCGACAGCAGGCAGTTTTAAATTGCCATCCAATTGCACCAATTTGCCCGCTGCGTTAAATACGTTTCCCGCCAAAGTTACAGACAAAGGCAGGCGCGCCGCATCCAATATGCCACTGGTAATATTGCCCGCAGCCGTTTGGTCTACATTCTGTACGTTACCTAAACTGATTTGATCCTTTGTAACTTGGTGGGGGTTGCTATAATTTGTTGTGTGATTTGTTAAGGCTGTGGTGCTCGCTTTGGTTGCAATGCTTGCAGCTTGCGCGGTGCTCACTGGCTTATCAATGTCGGCAGTATTGTCAACATTGCCTAGGCCGATATCGTTCTTATCCAACACCACAACACCAACCTCGCCATTCACGGAAGTAACAGAGCCCTGCGCTGCGATTGTCAAAGTGTTCGCGGTATCGTTATAGGTCAATGTAACATTGGCGCCCGCTTGTAGCAATTGGTTTACTCTGTCATCTACTCGCTCATTTGTGTAATAAAGTGCGGTAGCAGTTTCGGGAACTTCTGATGTCGTTAGCGTTACGTTTCCACTTTGACCGTTAACTTGCAACACGCCTCCCGGCAAACCACTGGCACCTTGGATGCCGTATAAAACGCCCTTATCGATTACAGATGTCACCACCTCAGTGGAGGCGGGAAAGGTTACAACAATCGCAGACGCTGGCGCATCGTCGACCGTTACATTTGTGGCCCCTGGTATCTGAACGATAATATCTGAGCTCATAAATTCTTAGTCAGTGCGTTGCTAAATTGTACAATGTTATCCTTATAGATTACGTGCTTGTTGCTTGGATATTGAGCGTCGGTAAAAACCTTGGTAACTTCCATGGATAGCATGCCCGCCTCCCAGTTCTTAGTTACGGCGCGAGTTAATAACACAGAGCATTGTTTTGTTTGTCCGCTAACTGCAATAACAGTGCCTGCGGATTTCTTAAAACTTACTTTTAGAACATCGTTAATAATTACGCCTACTATCACATCGGCCATTAAAGAAAAAGTATCATCTACCAAATCTATAACAATCGTTACATCTTCGCCAGTATATAAAGCAACAGCCATACGCCAAATTTACAAAAGGCATAGGGGTGAAACGTTAACAAATTAAACACTACTTATAATATACCACTGAGCGCCGTCGCTTATAATTGTCTTGCTTCCGTATTGCTGATGAATTGTAGTTGAACTTGACCCGTTTATATTATATGAACCGCCGCTTATTGTAACAACGTGGGCAGTTGCTGTTTTCATGAAGTAGTACTTTTTGCCCTTGCTCTCGGTTGCGTTGGGTAAGTTCACAGTTACATTGCCGTCTGTCGTGTTACAAATAATTAACTCGTAGCCGTTTGTAATTGTGTGCGTGCCGTTGGTGTAAACTATAGAGGCGTTGTGCTCTTGCACGTGCCACCTTACAACCTCTGAACTGTCCACATATTCGAGCATCACTTCCCAGCGTGTATTCAAAGTGGGCTGAGAAGTTGGTGCGCCGTCTGCGTCGTTAATCAAAAACTCCAAAACCTGCTCAGGCACAAAACTGATTGAGCCGTTAATATCGGCCACGGCTTCCAGTGCGTAATTTACTTTGTCATCGTTTTTGCCGGGATCTATTTTGTAGCCTTCGCCCGTGGAGGTAAGCCCTGAATAAGTCGGGGCTAAATAAAGCCACTCGCCATCCCATGACTCAGACTTTGCTTTAAAGCTGCAACCATTCAACACCCAGGCGCCGCCGTCAAAGTACAAAGTTTTGATTGCCGTTAATGTCCCACTGTCTACCCAACTACCACGCACCACCTGCAAAAAATCTTTATAGCAACCACCTACGGCCGTGCCTATCATTTCAGTAAGTGTGCCATGGGTTACAGAATCCCAACCGCCAAACCAATCATCGGCCACCACATTTGTAGTGCCATTAAAAGCCAGTATATTACCGATTGCATATTTTGAATCACTCGAGTAATGGGCGATATTTAAATTAATTTCGGTACTGTTAAGCGCCGAGGTTGTACCTGGGCTGAATATCTCCTCAATATCAAAAACAAAATCAGGGTTTTGATACGCTGAACTATCGGCAAATGCAACCTGCACAGATGCCCAAAAAGGTTTGTCTATTACCGCAAAAACTTGCCATCCTGCGCTTTTAGTATATTGTTTTACAATCCCTTTTACGTTTACAGTTGCTTTTATTGTTGTATATCCTGCGGGCGCCGTAGTGCATTGCCTTTCAATTGCAAAACTATTCCACGTGGTGCGTTGCCCGCGTGTGTCCATTTCTTCACTATATGATTGGTAAGTACTCGCCCAATATCCATCTGGTTGTAAATACAAATCTGTCGTGCCATTAGTTACCCATATTACAAAATTAATTCCTGATTTGTTTTCTACTTTTCCGCTCGGATAGGATCTATTAAACTTTGCTACTATTTTTAATTTAATAGGCGCATCATCTGGCGTGCTTCCTGTAGGTATATCTGTAAATTCAGCAGTGTATAACGTGCTCGAAATGTTGGCGTATGTACGAAATACGCTTCCCACTAGCCTGCGCTGTGTATCTACTCTCACCAACTTTGCAGCGGGTTGGTAGTAAAGCGATGGCTTGGCTTCCCATTGTGGGCGGGGGCTTGCCAATGTCTGCCTGTGGGTATAGGTGCCGGTGCCTTGGTAGCCGAGTGTATAGGAGTAACGGCGATAGGCAAGCGTGGTATTAAAATAACCGTTTACTGGCACCATCCAATAACCCGCCATCTCATGAATAAACCTAACTTGCAAGGCTGCGCAAATCTGCTCCATTGCCTCAGTACAGGTGAGCATATTGGTGTCGGCATAATAACCCGCGTCTACATCAATGGCCCGCACGTCCTTCATGGGGTCAAAGTTTTTAACAAACGCGTTGAGGTTGAAGCTGAGCAAGTGAATCCCTTTTAATGCGGCTGCACTGGCATACATCAAAGAGGCGTCGTAAAAGTAATTTGTTTGTATTCCCAATACTACCCAGTACTCGCTCAGTTCAATTTGTTCGAGGCACTTGCGGAAAAGATAGGAGCCTGTAATTATGCCATCAGTAAACCACAAATCACTAACCCGAAATCCTTTTAACAATTCCAAGCCATCGACGGCCGCAAGTTTTATCCGTGGCTTTGCTTGGATGGGCTCACGTAGGCGCGTCATCTGATCGGCAATAACTCTACCAATCCAAATAGGCACATCCTCACGATACACAATCATGGCCCAATTGTTTTCAGCCTCTGTACTTATCGAAATAAAGTCAGCTAGTACGGTATTGTTTGGCATCACCCACTCAGTCGAGCATCGTGATGGCCTTAAAAATTCTTCATAGGTTGCAGTGCCTTCGCCTTCGCGATCAATTACAAAGCCCTCGCCCGCAAGTTTTAACTCGGTGCCCGAGGTGGTGCTACCGCTTGGCGCATCCCACAACTCAACCCTGTAATCAATATCTTGAATGCTCTTGAATGAGCCGTAATAAATGCGTGCCATTATCCCCTATTTCTGTCTTTGTTATATCGTTCCAATACTATCGCCAAATCGCGTCCCTGTATTGTGGTACTTGCCACAAATCCGCTTTGCTCGTTTGTGTTTAGCATCCCCTTCAATTTGTCAAGTGGTGCTATTACTTCAGGGTTACTACTTGCGCCTGGGTATTCTCCCACCAATCCCAAAGTCGGACCGCTCACAATACCGCCCTCAGCAAATGCTGTCATCTCTGGCCCTTTGTTTAACATGTTAGTGATCACCGCAGAACCCGCAACCAAGGCAACACCCGCAGCAGCTGCGAGCACAGGGTTTGAAATCAATAACTCCTTAAAAGCCTTCGACGCTGTAGCCGTGGCAATCAATGCTTGCCCAAAGGATTTCATGAAACCAGCAACCGCCTTTAACAACTTTTGCCCAAAGGATTCAAAGCTACCAATTTGCCCCGTCATAATATCCCCCAACAATACCCCGAAATCTTCGAGGCCCTGGGCGGTCATGCTGTTAAACGCTTCGTTAACTCCAGACATCGCTTCTTTAAAACTGTCTGCATATTCCTGCGTTTTCCTTGTAGCCTCCGCAGCAGCGGCTGCGTGTATTTTGTAACTCACAGAACTAGTGTCGGCCATGGCTTGCAGTTCTGCAGATAATTCTCCCACAGAAGTCGCAACCATTGCAGGGCCTCCTTCAGTTCCGCCCATGCCCACAAGCTCATCATTCAAATCTTTAATAGCAGGCGCGGCCATTTCCATGGAGTTGATAACATCCTCCATTTTTTCAGGCTTTATCTGATCCTCAATTGGATTCGTTATTGCCTTGCCTGTATTCTTTTGACCAAATACCTGCGCCTCTAACTTTGCTAATTCTTGCGCATTGTTTTTGGCATCCTTTAAATCGTCTTTTCTATTCTCCGCTAACTGATTATTTTTTTCAATGTCAAGCGCTACGACTTTATCCTTGTACTCTTGGTTTATTGAATACTTTAGGTCGCTTTCTAGCTGTGTATATTTAGCGGAAATTTCTTTAATTTTTTTAGCGTTGCCGTCTGCTAGATACATTTCCTCGGCACGTTGTTCAGCCAATCTAAATAGCGCCTCATTTCCGTACCGAATGTATATGGCCTTTTGACGCTTTAAACTTTCTTCTTTTAACTTTAAAATATACCCCTCGCTCTTGCCTTGCGCCTTTGCTTGGCTTATTGCTAACTCGGTTTTTCTTTCCTCTTCTTTTATTTGCCTTTGGCCAAGTGTTAAAGATCGCTCTTGTATTTTTTGAAATTGCTCAAGTCGTTTCTTTGCCTTGTCAATTTCGCTGGACATATTTTGAAACACCGTAACAACAAGCCCAATAGCAACCAATATAGCGCCCGCCCCTGTGGCCAACAATGCGGCAGAGTAAGCCCGTGCTGCAACAGTTGCCTGCCCCATCACGTAGTTTTGAAGTTTTGTCATTGCTACGCTCGCCCCTTTTCGCACAGTGCTCTCCGCTTCCAATGCATTCATCACGGCCTGCAATCCACTTACCACAGACATGGCCGCATGTAGCTTCATCATGGTCTTTTGCATGTCCTCGTTTTCTGCACCTAGCAAAGCGGTAATACCTTGCAACGCTCCAAAGGCTCCAGTAACTGCCTGCACTCCACCTAACACCGCATCAATTCTGCGTGTATCGCTTGCAAAATATGCAACCTCTGCACGTGCATCGCCTATGCTATCTTTTATCCTACCCGCTTCACGAATAAACTGATCTGCAACTTTGCCAAACTCTGGACCCAATGCCCGGGCTTCCATTGCCAACTGAGTCAACTGCCTAACAGTTCCCATCGTTGGGTTACGGGTGGCTATGCTCGCTAGCTTCTCCTCAATGCTTTTTGCGCTCTTTGCCACATCGGCAGACATTTCACCGCCCGCCTTTTTGATTACTGATATCGCGTCATTAAAACCCTGTCTGAGCTTTTCAATGTTTGCGCCAATTACTATATTTAACGACCTTGCCATTATCTTGTATAGTTAATTATAAAGTCCTGAGCAACGTGGTAAATTCCTGCAAATCCTGCCTCATCCTCTGCCAATTGCACCTCGCCATCAAATTCGATAGTTTGGCATTTTACAGAGTTGAAAGTGCCGGGCAATGTAACTGCCTCAAATGCAGTGCGCACTGCAGCAGCGACGGCCGTAGCGCTTGCAAACGTGGTGCCAAAGCTACTGATTTGCACCCGAGCAAAGTCTGTGCGTGAGTGGCTTGTGTTGGTAGGGCTTGCAATAATGCTAACTAAATTATAAGCGATTGCAGGAAATGCAGACTCTTGCGGAATCCGTATGGGATTTAAGCGGGTAGAAACCAACGCCGTGAGGGCTGAGTTGTTGCTTAAAATGTTGTAGACTATTTTTATAGGTGCGCTCATGCCTTGGCGTCTGGTGTTAATTTATCAAAGACATGCGAATATAGTTTAACCGCTTCCTCAATACTAATATAGTCGGATTCCTCCCATGGAAATGTTAACAGCCTTTTCGGTTCGATTGGCTTTTTTAAGTGGGGCGCCATGCCTGTAGCAACTGCCCAGCGAGTTATTTCCCATTGGTTTCTGTACTGCTGTTGCTGCGCCTCACGCATGCCCTCCAATTTCAAACGCCAAAAACGTGGCGAGCATTTCCAAAACTCCCGCTCAGTTAGATTCAATTCGCCGTAACTGATGCGCTCAATCTTGCGCCAAGTTAGCGGTGCGCCGTCGCCCTTGGCTTTTACTTTCCCTCTGGCTCGTCAGTACTAAAAAAATCACTCACCGCCTGCGTGAATCCATCCAATGCAGGGCTCAACTCTGTAAATCTTTTAACCGATGCGCCCAACTTTTGAATGGTGGGGTATGGCGTTTTTTTGCCGTCGGCTTCGTAGCCTTCCAGAATCCCATAAAATGCGCAACTCAGTGCGAAGTCCATAGATTTGGCAAGGTCTTTTTGCAGGTTTAGATCTGCGAAATTTTCCATCCCAGCCAACTGCATAACGTTGCGCAGGCTGTTCATGTTAAACAAAAGGGGGTGCTGAACACCCCCGATGATAATGTGGCTCATGCCACAAAGATAAGACAAAAAGTATTAAGGCGATACGGTGCCAATAGTCAACGCGCCAGTGCCTTGCAAAGT